TTGGTTTTTGCGATGTTAATTGTTGAGTAGTGGTTGCATCAGTAGAAACCGAGTTTCTGTTAGCATTTACAGAACCAGCTTTAGTCATTTCAGAACCAAGAACTATACCGACAGAGACTGAATTAGTATAACTGCCATCGACTTGCTCACTAGATAATCCAGGGATAGAGCTTACTTCAAAAATTTCAGTCGATGTTGTAAATACATCACCGTATTGAGTTAAGCTTACATCAGCAGACTGATTATTACCGGTATCTCCTGATACAGCAATAACTAATGCCTTTGATACTTGAGCATTTGAATCTGCTAGTGTAACTGTAAATGTATATTCAGATGGATCAACGGCAGCATCCCCTACGTTAAACTCAAATAAAGAAATAAACGTACCTTCACTATCTGCGTCAAAACTTTTCGCCGTAGTAGTAGCAACCTCAGTAGTAGTTCTTGTTGTTACTTCAATTGTAGATTCATACGTTGCTGTTAACTCTGGAGTAATAGTTAATAGCTCAGCAATATTTAGACCTTTGCCTCGCGTATACTTATCGCTATCGAAAACTAAATGCTCTTCTGTATAACCTGCATACTTACTAAAGAATTCAACAGATTGTGCAATATTTGTATATATCTGATTACCGTGTAACTCTAAATTAACAATAGGCCAACCAAGAGCGTACGATATTCTATCCGCGAGTCGCTGGTAGGTAGTAACTTGGTTTGCAAGATATGTAGAATATACTAAACCACCAGCACTTAAATATGAATCTGACCAGGTATCTGTTGCCACATAATTATTTATGTCGGCAACGCTGAAGTTTCACCGCCAGGTGTAGGTACTGGTTCGGGAGCTGGTGCTTCACCTTCCCCTGTATCTGGTGCTGCGACAGGACCCATATCAGGAGGCATCTCTTCTCCACCAGGACCAACTGGGGCTCCTCCACCTGCAGGTGCAGCACCGCTACCAGCGGCCCAATCAGCCCCTCCACTGCGTATACCCTCTAATTCATGCTGTAATGCAGCGTCTTTACGTAACCACTCTCTATTAGCTTTAATCTGTTCGTCAGTCCAGCCAAGATACTCTTTCTGACTGTAACCTTTAGATATAGATTCATTAGACGTAAGAGTGTTAAAGTTGTTAACTTTGAGATCAAGTATCTGTTGCTTACGTAATTCAAAATAGTTTCGAGGAGGTGTGAATTGTAAATCAAAAGAATTCTCTTTTAACTCATACTGCTTCCATAAATTTTTAAGCTTTAAGTGAGTAACGAACGAGTCCTTCAATCCTTTAGCGAATTGGTGTTGTAATCTAACAATAAAATTAGCAAACTTTAATTCCTCTCTCAATACGTTAGCGTCGGCGCTATATTGAGAATTTTCGACATCTACTCTGTTGGTAGGTACTTTAAGAGCTTTATATAACTTCTTAACGAAGTATACTAGGTCTTGTAGCTCTCCTAAATTTTGTCCACCTGGTAAAGTATTAACTTCTGTACCAGTACTACCTTCCCTCTTTGGAAACCAATAAGCATCTAATATAGATTGAGGGTTAAAAGAGTTTACTCTCTTATCATCATCTAAACTAAAGGCCTTTTTACTCCAATAGTTTTGCATTAGTTTACGAATATAACTTTCTGCTTTTGGAGGGCTCATATTACCAACATCTACATTAAACACTAACCGCTCTGGTGCTCTAACTAATCTATATATGATAATAGAGTCTTCAATTAACGATAACTGTCTATAAGCTCTACGAGCATTTTCAATAAACGGTATTCTGAAAGTTTTATTTTCATTCCACGTACCAGAGTTGATATATGTAACCTGATTTTTTTCCATTGGAATAAAATCTTTATCTTGCATAGTATCATATTGAGCATCTGCTTCTTTATGGTGTTTCATCTTGCGAAGCAAATATGCTTTAACATGCATATTTTGATAATTATCATACACAGGGTCAATAGCTTGTACGGGTACATTTATAACACCTAAGATACCTTCTTTAAGATGTTTCTCATGAACAATATTTTCAAAATATAATTCACCATCTACTAACAAGCTACGAATATACTCCCATGCATTTTCTTTTAGATCAAAAAGATTAATAAATTTATCAAATTCTGAGTGTAATTGCTTACTTACTAATGGGTCGAAATCTCCTACAACGTTTCGCATAGCAAGTGTAATCATGTTACCATGCTCATCTTCATTTAAGAACTCATCACAAATTTCATCTAACGCGTCTGCAACTTCAGCAAACTGGGCCATGGTGCGATAATCTCTAATGCGACGATACTTATCTACATCAAGAGTAGCGTACATAAGTTCGTTATATGCCTTATCTGCTAAAAACGAACCGACTGGGTGAGCTCCTTCGGGAATTTTTGGTGCGATAACAGAGTGTTGAGCGAGTAACTCTTTACGCACAGTACCAGCTTTATAGAACTCTTTAAACTTAGGGTTCTCTGCTGCAACATCATCGATAATTGCCGCTGGTGATCTATACGGTAAGTTATTAGCTATAAACTTTTGTAAGCCTCTACCGAATGTTCCTTTTCTTCCGTCGTCTGCCATATTAATTAATTGTTATTGCGCTAGTTGATCCTACGTCAGTACTAAAAATACCATACCCTGCTTGATTTACCGCTATGATATCAACGACACCTGTCGCAGTTACCGTAGGAAACGTAACTGTCATCGTGTTATAGTTATTTAATGTATATGTTGTAGTAGGATACCCACTTACTTCCGGATAAGTAGCAGATAACCCGGATACAGTATCAAAATTAAACGCGCTCACACTTGTTAACCCAGATGCGCTAGTGAATAGCGGGGTATTATCAGTACAGCTTAATAATACATCTGTTACAGAATCAAAATTATATCCTTCAAGAGTATGAATAGCAGAAAAACCTGAATTAAGAGTAGTATACTGATTACCAGTAAACTCTGGTCTGGCGGATAGCTCTCTTGTTTCAAAGTTCGCGCTAAATGACGTTACATTGGTTAATGTACTATTGTATTTTATAAACTTACTCATAATCAAACCCACTCACAGGGACAAATTTTTGATCTATTGTGAAAATGTTCTTAGTATCTTCAGCAGCAGGGCCTTTGAATAACCAACCTTTAATTGTAAAGCTCGTATTAGCAATAACTCTTGCAGGTTGAGTACTAGATACCTCGATAGGATAATCTAAACTTATATCTCCTGACCATAATACCTCTGATCTAATTTCATAGTTACTAGCTAAGTTTTGAGATGTAGGTATAATCCAGCTCATTATAATGTATGGGTTGTTATAAGGAGCAAAGTTGCTGATAATTTGATCCATGTCTGTTTGAAACTTTGTCATAATAGACATGTTGATACCAACATTAACTGGTAATGGAGTTTTTAAATGATCAGAATTAAGAGCACCACCACTTACTGTTGGTGCTTTACTAAAATAAAAGCCTGGAATTTTATTAAAAACTCTATCTGGGTCTCTAGTAATAGAAGTATAGTGTACAGCAACAACTGGGAGCTTTAAAGAGCCTGCTTTATTAACTACATCATGAAGTGCGCGTTCTTTAGGCCCATAATAAAAACCAACTTTGAGCTGATCTACAACAGTCTTACTTTTATTATATCTGTTTATTACAATACTATTAAAGGCAGTAATAAACTGCCTTATCATATCTTTCAGCTCAAAACCATAGTATTGATTTTTCATTATAAATATTTATTAAACAAACCGGTCTATAAAATATTTTGGCAATAAATTAAGATAGACTGGAACTAATTTTCTAATACCGCCAGCATCTAATACATACGTTATACTAGCGTCATTTTCGTTTCTCGTACAGCGACCACATTGCTGAATAAATGTAGTAAACATCTTATTAGAATACCATCTATAGTTATTTTTCGACATTTCCTTAATACGAACGTCACCAAGATCGGGCCACGGACATTTAATAATAATACAAAACCGAGCAGCGTCTCCTTTAAGGTCAACACCGAAACTCATTGAAGGGCTTGCTAAAACTGTAGGGGCATCTGTATTAAGATGTTCGTTGAGTATATCTATATTATCTTTATCACCTCGAATACGATATAAAATACGCTTTGATCTAATGTTGTCTTTAAGCATATTAGTAATCTTATTAGATTGTGTATGTATTAATCCTTTATCATTTTTATGCTCTTGTAATATTTCCTTGACACACCCAACAATTTTAGGAAAACTATTCTCTAAGTTCTTTTTTGATAAATGAAAGTTACCAAACAAGATAGGAGATTTTTTTGGATCAAACGTTGAGGGTAGATCTATATATTTGTACTCATGCTCGGGTACCCCTAACCCTCTCATAAAACTTTTGTAATCAACAAACGTAGCTGACATTAATAATACTTTGTCTGCATACTGAAACAAATGCTGCGCAAGATTATCTATCTTTTTAGGAATTAGTTTAATATATTTTTTATTACGTTCATAGACAGAGTGAATAATGTATTCAGATTGACTCCATGTATCAGCGATTAAACCTAAGTCACCTTTTAAGTCGGTAATAAATTTAAACTCTCTCTTTCGATCTTCACTAATTGTGTCTTGATGCTTATCTAGCATGCGCAAAAGCTCTACATACCTTGCTTCAAGATTAGAGTACAATGTACATAGATTATCGTAAAATTGTTTTCGATTTGTGCTATACGGTAAACTAAAACCATACTTGTTCAGCTTACCACACTCAATGCTACAACTATACCGACTAACAATAACATTTTCTAGTTCTGATGCTTCATCACATACTATTAGTTGTCTGTTTTTTAAATGATCTGGTTTGTGAAAAAAGCTCGAATAGTTTTCAATACTAATCTTAGCCGCAATCGATTTGTTTCTAGATTCATAATAATCACACCGATTACAATCCCAACATTCCTTTTTCAGTTTCGAGCTAAAAGCACACGGAGCAGCATCAGCTGTACTACGGTCATCTATATTACAAATATAGCTACCTTTACCTTTAAGAGGTTTAACATCATCAAAATCTCTTATGTACTGATCTTGTAAGGCTTTGGTTGTAGTAAGAATAGACGTACCGTATCTTTTACTACCATTAAAATCATCTGCGTACTCATACACTCTACGATTATTTTCCCAACTAGTTTCAAAAGCAGAATAATTATGAATTAGTTTAGTAAGGCGTACCGGTGGTTTATTAAGACTATTAGCAATAGTCTTAGCGATAAAGCTTTTCCCACAGCCAGTCGGGCCTTGTATGACTACAAACTTATTGTCTTTAAATGCATCGACAATATTAGGAATAGCATATTGCTGAGTTGAAGAAGGCTTGAAACCTTTAGGAAAATATTTTAATCCCATGACTAATATTATAGCTGTTCTATAGAGAGAAGCAAGTCATAATATTTGTTACGAGGATTTTTAACCATGTTTTGAGTTCGTACCTTTTGTATAATATCATCTTGGTGAATATGAGACAAGCTATAGTCAAAATATACAAACTTTTTCTTTTTTACGATATCAAACGGATACAAAATTTCTACCTTTTTACCGTTACTAAAATGCAGCTTAATGTTAAAGTCTTTTAGTTCATACAAAAGTATCGTGCCAGTACCTAATACTCGCTTTCTAGAAACAATCTTTACATCGCTTTGTAATAAAGATTTTAAGGTTTTTTCAACTAAGTCGTGGGTCATACATTCATGAAGTTCATTTTTTCTTCTGCAGACATTGGCGCAATATTTTGAGACAAGTACGTCCAAAATGTCTCATCTGCGTCTAAAGTAGATATAAGATCTACTGTATCGCAATTTATTGTACGAAAGCCTTGCATTAATATGTCCCATGTAATAATTAAGTTTTCTTGATTGGGGTTATATTTAGGAGCTTGACGTGGTGGTCTGTAATTTAATACAGTACGACCTTCAACTGAGTTGAGAAGCTGGACATTGTTAGTGCACAACATTCTCCTAGTAGAAGGTCGCCCGGGTTTTGGATTTCTTCGAGCAAACTTTACTTCACATACTTTATCGAGTAGTATGCTTTTTAAGTTACTCAGCCCTACTATCATTTTGATCTAGTGCGCTACAAACACCAAAGAATCTGGTCTCACTTAAGAATAAACAATTACGCAACGGCTCATCATGGCCAGCAACATTAATGTTGTCTACTTTAACCCCTTTATCATCCGGAAAACAAACAATATCACCTGGTTCGCAGAACTTACACATCGGTCCACTAAGAATTACTTTCGCAAGTCGCCAGGTTTTTTGTACTTGGGATAGTGGGATGTAAATTCCGTTCCGCTCAATAGTAGTACCGTCATCAGACAAATCAACGTATTGTGCGAGAACAATGTCATCCATTACTCTACTCAAACTATAGCCATGTAGACTAAAATTATCTGTATGCTGATATGTGTCGAGATCGATCAAACTACGTTTTGGAGAGTGATCGAACGCCTCACGCTGACTATCAGTCAAATCCATTTTATCTAGCTGAGCGTCGTATGCTTGCTGTTGTTTACTGTTCATACTTTTTAATATTTACATCAAATGTTTCTGAATACAAATTTATTTCTCTTTCAGATAATTCATACCGTTTGGATAACAATTTGCACTCTTTTTTATCTGCTTTCTTCTTTTTTATATACCGAATAAATTTGCGCTTTGTTTTAGGTATCAAGTTAAACATAAACTTGTAATGATCTAAGGAACTAAACGCAATACCATATTTGTTGACGGTGTTGTTAACAAGAAGAGTAATTTGAGGATTAATATGAGTAAGATACCTGTTCGTAATATACGGAGAATAAAGTCCGCTATCGGCAATATTAATATCAACAGGCTTACTATCAAAAGCAATGTTATTAATAAGATCGAAAACATTGTTAATTGGTTTTGGCATTATATCTTTTGTGAGCTTCAGTAATTATTTTTTTGGTTTGAGCTTTTGACAACCATCCATCTATTTCTACAATCTTGTCTTCCAAATCTTTATAATGAGAAAAGAAATTAAGAGTAGTACTTACCCAATGAGCTTCAAGATCTTTTAAAGATCGATACTCTCTGACATGACTAGTAGGTACTCCAACTACTTTATAATCTTTCGAACCATTATCAGTCATATCTAATGTCGCAATCGGTCTAACCTCAACTAGTGCACCTGTTTGTATTGGTATATTGTTATATACAATAACATCTAGCGGGTCATTATCAAGAGCGTGCGTTTGAGGTATGAACCCATACGACGCTGTATATATCATCGAACTATACAAGCACCTTGCAAGCTGAAATATGTCTAACTCTTCATTATACTCATACTTCGCGCTTGTACCTTTCGGTATTTCAATAATACAATTTATAGTATCAGGAAACTTCTTTCCAATTGGTATTCTCTCTACTAAATTCATGACAGTCTAAAACCCTAATAGTAATTTTATCAAATTTTTGCAAAAAAATTTTTCTCTAAGAACTCGACCTCACAAGGTCAGTTTTGTAGTTGCGATAAACGCGTCATCCACCATGGAATAGTAGGTATCTACCACGATTTTCATGAATTCTTCCACCTGATTATCGGTTAAATTCGTGGAAAATGCAAAAGATGGGGCTTTTTGACCTGCTACAACGTTGATTGCTGTGTGACCAAGCGCGACATTGTTCCTTGAGTAGGTAATACTTACACTGCACTTGCCTTTTGGCTGAATGATGCCATGTTGCTCAAATTCTTTATGTACGATTAGGTCATCACCATCTACTTCAATAGGCGCGTTGAGATATTTTGTAGATAAAAGGTTTGCAATTTGTGTATTAAGTAGTCGCTGAAAGAATACAGCACCAAGAGGGTCAAGATTAGGCAACTCCCAGCAAAAATTAACAGCGTCATCTGAATATATAAAATCATTATTAAGTAGGTCTTCATTATCAATCATTCCTTCTGTTTCAACTTTCATCGGCGCGCGAAATGCGACAATGTTACCAATTGGAAGAGTTTTTTTGCGAAAATATTTATAAGCAAACCGTCCGTGAATAAGATTACCATCATAGATATCGATATCTCTCAAAATCATAGTAAATATTATAAAATAGCTAGAGCAAAAATCAAATGAATTATTGGGACGCACCAGATTTAAGTAACATTACCGCAGAGGAATGGAATAACATCTACAAACACGGAGGGTTTAAGGGAGAGGGCTCCGGACGAGGTAGTTTTGTCGAGAATAATAAAACTCTTATTGAATGGTTTGAGAAGTTTATAACTAAAAACTTTATAAGTAGTATCGTAGATATTGGTTGTGGAGATTTTCAATGGATGCCATTGCTTCTGCGAAAGTTTCCAAACGTAGATTATATTGGCATCGATTGCGCTAATGCCTTGATTGAATCTCATGCAAAAAAATACCCTGACTACACTTTTGTATGTAAGGATGTAACTGCGGATGATTTTGAGCATATAGGGCAATATGATCTTGTACTGTGTAAAGATGTCCTTCAGCATAATTTTGACAACCCACGACAAATAACTGATCCAATTAATGACATTAATTCGAGATACAAAGTTGTAATTACTCCAGGAGATGTTGGAGGCATATTAAGACATAAATTCGCTAACTACACATGGGTTACTGATTACCAAAGTGATGAAGAAAAAAGTATATACATTGCTCAGTCCTGATCAGGATACAAACTCTTACAACTGGTCGTTTTGGGAGGATAGAGCTTTAGTTCGAGTAGAAGAGAGAGTAAAAGACTCGGATGATATTTTGTTTTTAGATTCTCATACTCAAGAGTATAAAAGTAAAATCGTTGAATATAAATTTGACTACAAAAATAAAACTCTTACTAATCCAAAAACAATATTAGAAGACCCTTATTTTAGTTTAGAAGACCCTAGACTAATATCAAAAAATAGTTTTACATATGTAAAGTATGACGCACCTAAAGTAGAATGCTTTCTTATGAAAGATAAGAAAGCACTCACTAGCGGTCACGCTTGGGAGAAAAACTGGCAGTTTATAGATCAAGAAAAATATTTTTATAAAATTAAGCCATTAGTAATTAAAGGACCAAATTATAAAGAGCGGTTTGAGTACAATATAGATTGGGAGTATGGGGATGTTTTTCATTTAAGTAGTAATATGTTTGAAATTAATGACAGACAATTTATTATTTTTCATTCTTATAAAGGTCTCACAGTAAACACAAGAGGATATTATCAAGGAGTAATAGAGCTCGAAGACTTACGACCAAAATTTTATGTACCAAAGCCTTTGTTTTATCCACCAACAAAAACAAACCCTTATAAATTTAAAAAGAATAAAAATAAATGTGTGTTTGTTATGTGTGTACGAATTATAAATGAAGAGCTGTATATCACAGCGGGTATTAATGATTGTGAATGCGCGCTAATTACAATCAATGCACAAGATTTTATAAAGTGGGTTGATCAAAGAAAAGACTTTATCGAGGAGATACCAATTACAAGTCCAACAAATGGTTTAAGAGAGTATCAGAGTTTTTATCGTTTAGGTGACGAAAATAATCTCTTACTTTAGTTGGGTTGTGTTTTTCTAAATGCTTTTTGTAGTTATTAACGTTGTCTTCCAAACATTCTTCGTCAACTAACCAACCAAACTGATGAAGAGTATTTTTTCTTTTACGTAAAAATAAAACATCATCATTCATACCACTATAAATACAATCATTAAATACTACTAATTCTGGATCAAGCCATTCAAGGAACATAGGTAGCCTTGTTACGTAAACTAAGGCACCCACTGAGAGAGCTTCATATAAGTAATGTCCCCAGCCTTCATATATACTAGGGCACAAATGAATAGAGGATGTGTTAAAAAGTTTGTTTATTTCGCTTACGTCTAAAAAGGTATTTATATAATTAATATTTTTATCTTTATCAGAGTTATCATAATTCTTATTACTCTGTACAAATGTTAGCGGTAGTTCGTTTTTATTAAAAATATTGAGAACAGCTTCAGTACCTTTTTGCCAGCTCTTACCACCTAAATGCAAAAATGTATCCTTACGTTGAATATTAGGATCAAATTTATCTCTAGAAATAAAACCACTATTAACTACGTTGTTATTGTATGGGGATAATAATTGCTGACTAAATGTAGATTTACATATTACTTTGTCGAACTCTCGAATATGTTTAACATTTGTCGAATTAAGCCACTCTTCATTTACAAAAAAAATATTTTTCTTATTACATTGCAAGCTATCTGGCCAAAATTCTTGTATGTATATACCTACATCATACTCTTTAGGGATATAATTTTTAGAAGATGTGGAATTAATATTATGCTCAAAATATACAACATCAATATCGTAGTAATCAAATAATAAATCTTGAAGTAGATCTACATCTGCTACTAAACCTACACCAGTGTTAGAAGTATAGATACAAGCTGTTTTTTTCACTCATCTATCGAAGTAAGTTTTCTTTATAGCCAAGCATCTGCCATTGTTCAGTATCAGCTTCCCAATACACAACAATACCGATTGGTAATTCAGCGGTATCAACGAACTCATCGTCAACAATACCCTTTTTCATTTTAGAAGTCTCAACAAGAAAGACCTTTTCTTTGAAGTACACTGGTCTAGTCTTTCTTTTGTATTTGGTTTCGTATGCGCTCTTATCTGCTGCTTTAGTCCAGTCCCATGTAAGAGGGTTCCAGAATATAGTTAAGTTCTCTTTAACCTTTGCTTGGATAGTCTTAGTACCTAAAAAAGTAATCTCCTCAACATCCTTCTGATTAGGCTTATATTGTACACCATTGAAAAAGATCTCTTTGATCTCAGGTTTAGCGGCTTGTATACTTGGCATAACTCTATAATTAATTATACATGGATAAAGAACTATCAA